ACTCTGGCATTTTAGTACTAAACGCTAGCCAGACATTTAAATATCAGTCACCTGCACCAAGTGTAGATGCTTCGGGCGTGATTGTTTATGCAGACAGTACAAGCACAGACACACAGTTGAACTATAAGAACTCCGCCGGCACTGGCGAGTTAGTAAGTCGACGTCGAGCAATTTTATACGGATTAATATTCTAATGGCAATAGCACAATCAAAAGTGTCAAACACACTTTCTAATGTTTATTCTAGCAGTGGCTCAACTGCTATCACTGTTATGTTCTTTATGAACAACGGTGCGACCCCTGCTACACTTAGCCTAGCACTTATTGCAGGCAGTGGTACACCTACTATCGCAGATAACGGTATTATGAAAGAAGTTACAGTCGAAGCAGGTGATACGTATATTTTTGATACAGAAAAATTAGTGCTGGAAGATACTGATGCATTGTGGGCAGTGTCAGACACTGCCGATACAATAGTAGCTACTATTACCTACGCAGAGCTATAATATGGCACGTTCGATAAAAAACGAAAAATTTCCTAAGAAGCCCGCTAAGATCAGCGGATTTACAGTTGACCAATTTGGCGCCGCAATATTCCCAGGTACATCGGCTGTTACCTTACCTCTAGGTCCTGAGGCCGACCGCCCGGGCTCGCCTGGCACCGGGATGATTCGAGTCAACACTGACAACAATAGTTTAGAATATTATAACGGCGTTGAATGGAAAACACTCAGTGGCACCGCAGGTGTTACTGGAAACGCTACGATTGTTAAGGATAATTTCATCACAACTACCGGTGGTACACTATACGGTCCATTGTCTGTTACACCTTACCAGACAAATGCAGTCTTAGTGTATATGGATAACGTTATCCAAGAGCCTGGATATAACTTTACACTATCTAATAGCTCAGGCACATTAACCGGCACACTTAACTATATTAAGTTCGACGCACCCGGCACACAAAACGGCAAGCGTTTAGTGGTAGTGCAAGGCTTCGACACAATATAATAGCACCAGCTAACTATTATACCTAACTAATAAATATGATATAGAGTAAGGTACTCTGTAGATTTATTGGTGACTAAAATATGGCTTTAGGTAGAGTTAGTGGTCTGATGCTGAAGTCCAACCTGGAACGCCAGGGTGTAGACTTAGCATTTGAAACAGATCTCTTATATTTAGACGTAATCAATAGCCGAATCGGTGTTAAAACCAGTTCACCGGCTGTTGAATTAGACGTCAGCGGAGATCTAGCGGTCTCGGGTACTGCCACGATTACTACTGAATTAGTAGCCGGTAATTTAAGTTTTGCCGGTAATACACTTAGCAGTATAGACGCCAATGGTAATATCTACATTACACCAGACGGCACCGGCAAAGTAATTATTGGTACAACCAGTGACGCTGGCAACTATATGTTGCAAGTTGAAGGTAGTATCCGTGCAACAGGCGACATTATTGCCAACGGTAATATTACACTAGGTAATGCCGACACTGATAGCATTACAGTTGTTGCAGACTTTACCAGTGATTTAATTCCCAACGAAGACGACACTTATGCACTAGGTAAAGATGGCCAGCGTTGGAATGCATACCTTAACACAATTTATAGTAGTACCGACGAAGATATCGTTGTTGACCCATTAGGTACTGGTCGATTTGTAATTAGCGATATCAGTAAAGTTAGCTTTGGCGGCGGTAGTGCAGGTTATGCGCTAGTCACAGATGGTGCAGGTGTATTAACTTGGCAGTCGCTAACACAGGTTGGCGACTTTACATTTACTGGTAATACAATATCTACTGCCAACACTGATCAGGATGTTATCATTGATCCAAACGGTGTTGGTAACATTGTTCTAACAGGCAATGTTGGTATTAATGAATCTGATCCAATATACACATTAAGTGTAGTAGGCACAGACGCTATTCTGGTTCCAGTCGGTACTGGTACAGAACGTCCTACAACAGTTACAGATGGTTTAATCCGTTATAACAGTACTACGAATAGTTTTGAAGGTTATAGTAACGGACAGTGGATTTCAATGGGCGGTGATGTCACCTGCACATTAGAAAGTTTTACTGGCGATAGCGTTACATCAACATTTACACTGGCTAATGCAGTGGACCAAAATTGTGCGATTGTTACCCTAAGTGGTATCGTACAAAACCCAGGTGATAGCTATGCAATCACTGGTACACAATTAGATTTCAGCGAGCCGCCAGGTGACGGCTTGGAGATTCGTGTTAGAGCCTTTGCTCAACTAAGCAACTTGACTGCAAGTATTAGTTCTAACACCATAGAGGATGTAACGGATGCTGGTAAGGTTGTAGACACCTGGCATCACAATACTAGAAATAGTGCAGACTATTTCATTCAAGCCAGCAATGGCGTAGATTTTCAGAATATTCGTATGCAAGTGTTGACTAACGGGAGTGCTGTTGTCAAGAATGAATACGGCGAACTCCACACTAATATAACTTTAATGGATATTAGCGTGGCATTAAATGGCGGATTAGTAGAGGTATCAGTAGCGGCCAACGCAGGAGATACACTCACTGTAAAATGGTCTAGAAACCTACTCTAACAATAGAGTATCTAGAAACCAAAATAAATAATGGTATTGCTGTACCAAAAAGGAACCTAAACAATGGCTATTACAAGAATTAAGACGGACAACATTAGCAACGATGCAGTAACATCTGACAAGATTGCAACCGGTGCTGTTACCGCAGGTAAGTTAGAAAATAACTTAACCTATGGCTCAGACCTAACAGTTAGCGGTGACTTAACTGTTATGGGTCTAACTACTACTGTTGAATCAACAACAGTTACAGTAGCTGACCCGCTATTAGTGCTAGCGGCTGGGCAAACCGGCGCAGGCGCAGTAGACGCTGGTATTTTAATTGAACGAGGCACAGACACAAATGCTGCCTTTATTTGGAGCGAAGCAACGAATCAATTCGTTGCTATTATGACCACAGACGATGGTACTGCTAGCGGTAGTGTTGCATCAACTGGTTATGCAGATTTAACAGTTAACGCAATTATCGCAGATTCAGACATGACTGCTGGTAACTTAAACTTTAGCGGTAACGAAATTACTTCAACCGATGGTAACGGTAACATTACATTTAGTCCTGATGGTACAGGCGCAGTAGTTGTCAATCAATTGAATGATTTCCGTTTACCTGGATTAGATACAACAGGTATCGCATTTATTGGTTCTAGCGGTACAGTAAGTACTGCCACAGACTTAGCATGGGATAATGGTACTAGCACATTAACAGCACTAAACGCAGAACTTGGCGATTTAACATTCAGCACCGACACTATTTCTAGCACAGGCAACATTAACCTAAGTGCAAATGGTGGCGCAGGTATCATTGACGTAGACGGCGGCACAGTAACTAACTTAGCTACACCACAAAACAGCACCGATGCGGCTACTAAAGACTATGTTGACAATGCGGTTAGCGCAGGTGGTGCAACAATTAGTCAAGACGATTCTAGCGTAGTAGTAACAGACGATGGCTCAAATCCCGGTTCTGTTGCAATTGAAGTAGACGGCACATCAGCACTAACTGCTACTAGTAGTTCAGTTACTTTTGCTGTGGACGTTATTGTCGACGACTTAACAGTTGCTGGCCAAACAATTTCTACAACTACTGCTAACAAGAATATTATCCTAGACCCACACGGTACTGGTGTTATTGAAATGGACGGCCCATTACAGGTTAACAACCTAACAGCTGGCCGTGTACCATATGTTGGCGTTGGCGGTGTTATCACTAACGAATCTGGTTTTGAATATGATGCAACATCTGACACACTATCAGTTCCAACAGTAGTTGCTTCGACTGGTGTACAAATCAGCGCATTTAGTGCGGGTAAAGTTGTTATCACAACAACTAACGGTGCGTTAACTACAGACACCGATTTAACCTATGATACTACAACAGATACACTAACTGTTCCAAACCTTGTTGCAACAACATCTTTTGAGATCAGCGGTTTAACTAATGGCCGTGTATTGATAGCAGGCTTAGATGGTGCAATCACTGACGACGGTGGTTTAATTTATAGTGGTGGTGAAGTCACTGCCGGTGACTTAGTACTAAGCACAGGAGTAGGCTCAGGTGCATTAACAGCGGTCAGCGGTACATTCAGTGGCTTAACATCCACACGTATTCCGTTTATCACAACAGGTGGTTTACTAACAGACGATGCCGACTTTACATACACAGTTGGTTCCGATACACTAACAGTTACAAACATTACTTCAACCGGAACAGCGGCACTAGGCACTGTTAAGTCCGACGACTTAACTCCAGGTCGTGTAGTATTTTCCACAACAGATGGACAACTAACAGACGAAGCTGGTTTTGAATATGATGCAACAACTGACACACTAACAGTTGGTACAATTAGCGTTACTGATTTAACCATTGGTACACTAGACGTTAACACCAGCGCAACATTGGCTACTGCTTATGTTGAAGACTTAACTGCTACTCGTGTAGTTTTTGTTGGTGCAGGCGGCCAACTAGTTGATGATTCAACATTACACTACAGTTCGGGCCTATTAAGTGCTACATCAATCAGCACAACAGGCACAGTTGAAGCTCACGGCCTAGTTGATGCAGACATGACCACAGCAGGTCGTGTTGTCCTAACATCTTCAACAGGTCAACTAGTCAGCGGTTCAGGTCTAACATTTGATAGCGGTACCGGTTCACTAACAGCAACAACATTTGTTGGTGATTTAACTGGTCAAGTTAGCGATATTAGCAACCACGACACAGACGACTTAGCAGAAGGTACAACTAACAAGTACTTTAGCAATACACTAGCACGTGGTGCAATCAGCGTCACAGGTGACCTTGGCTACGACAATGCAACTGGTGTAATCAGTTATACATTGCCAAACACAGACAGCATGACTGAAGGCACAACTAATAAGTTCTATAGCGATGCATTAGTTGATGCTCACCTAAGTGGCGGCACAGGTGTAACTTACACCGGCGGCTCGATTGCAATTGGCCAAGCAGTTGGTACAACAGATAACGTAACATTTGCTACAGTAACAGCAGACTTAACCGGCGATGTGTCCGGCGATTTGACTGGTCAAGTATTAACAGCTAGTCAGACAAACATTACAAGCCTAGGTACACTAACCGGTCTACAAATGAACGGTGCAATCGATATGGATACAAACCATATCACAAACCTAGCAACACCGACATTAGACTACCATGCATCTACCAAGAAGTATGTTGATGATGCAGTTGCAAATATCACAACCTTTGATATCACAGACGGTACAAACAATGACGCATTAACAATTGGTACAGATTCACTAACATTCAGTGGTACAGCTAACGAAGTTACTGCAACAGTTAGTGCTAATACAGTAACATTCGGCCTAGCCAGTGATGTAACTATTGCCAACGACTTAACAGTTACAGCTGACTTGTTTGCTAACACAGCTGATATTACAACTGATGCAACAATCGGCGGTACATTAGACGTAACTGGTGACTTTGCTGTTAACAGTACAGCATTTACAGTTAATGCAACAACTGGCAATGCCACTGTTGGCAATGACCTAACAATTCAAGGTAACTTCTATGTTAACGGTAGCACTGTAACAGTTGGTTCAGAATCGCTAACAGTTCACGATAACTTGATTCACTTAAACGAAGTTTCCGATGCAACAATTACCAATGCAGTCGGTAACGGTACAACGGTTACATTTACAGCAAATAACACCTTCGCCGCAGGCGAGTTTGTAACAGTAACTGGTGTAAGCCCAGTTGCTTATAACATTAGTGGTTTGATTGCTACAGCAACTACAAGTCAATTTACAGTTACAAACAGTGCAACTGGTTCTTATAGCAGTGGCGGTACAGCACACGCTGACACTAGAGCAAACGTTGACCTAGGTGTAGTTGGTTCATACTATGATTCAGCAGACTTACATGCTGGTGTATTCCGTGATGCTACAGACGGCAAGTGGAAGTTCTTTGACAGTTTAACAACAACTCCGGGAGTGGATGTACCTACAAGCGATGCATCATTTGCATTTGCAGATGTTCAAGGTAACATGTTCTGGGGTGATTTAACCGGTGACGTAACAGGTACAGTTAGCTCACTAAGCAATCACACAACTGATAACCTAACAGAAGGTTCAACAAACTTATACTTTACTACTGCTAATGCCCGTGGTGCAATCAGTGGCGGTACTGGTGTAAGCTATGACAACGTAACTGGTGTAATCAGTATTGGCCAAGCAGTTGGTACAACAGACAACGTAACATTTAACGAAGTTACTGCTGACGTAGTTGGTACAGTTAGTAGCCTAAGCAACCACGACACAGACGACCTAGCAGAAGGCACAACTAACAAGTATTATGCTGATTCATTAGTTGACAACCACCTAAGCGGCGGCACTGGTGTTTCTTATAGCCTGGGTCAAATTAGTATTGGCCAAGCAGTTGGCACAACTGACAACGTTACTTTCAACACTGTTACAGCAGATTTAACAGGTGACGTAACTGGTACAGTTAGCAGCCTAAGCAATCACGATACAGACGACCTAGCAGAAGGCTTAACAAACTTATATTACACTGACACTAAAGCACGTGGTGCATTAAGTGTTACTGACGCAGGCGGTGATGGCAGCTTGACATATAGTGCAGTTACTGGTGAATTCACTTACACTGGTCCAAGTGCAACAGAAGTACGTGCTCACTTTAGTGGTGGCACAGGTGTTGATATCACTAACGGCGTTATTAGTATCGGTCAAGCAGTTGGTACAACTTCTAGCGTTACGTTCAATGACGTTGAAGCTGGTACGTTAACATCAACTGGTACAGTTGCTGGTTATGTATTCTACGCAGGCACAGGCGGCGTATTAGATGGTGCGGCTACATTTACATATAATGAAGGCACTGACACACTAGCAGCCGGCAATATCGAAGCTACAAACTTAACAGCATTTGGTATCTTAGATAGTTACCTAGTGTACAGCAACAGCGGCGCATTAACTGGTTCAAACGATTTTACAATCGACAGTGCTACTGGTACACTAAGTGTAACTAATCTAGATGTTACAAGTACAGCATCGTTTAGTGCAATTGAAGCATCTACTGTAACAGCAACTGGTTTAACCAGCGGTAGATTAGTGTTTGCATCGACTGGTGGTTTACTAAGTGATGATAATACACTGCTTTTTGATTCGGCCACTGACACATTAGAAGCAAGTAACGTTGATGTAACTGGCACATTGTCAGCTGGTACAATCCAGGGTAACGCACTAACAAGCGGTCGTGTAATTTTTGCCACAGCTAACGGCCAACTAACAGATGACAGCACATTTACATTCGACGCAGGCAGTGATTCACTAGGTGTTACAAACTTAGATGTTGCTACACAAGCAACATTGGCTAGTGCAATTATTGAAGACCTAAGTTCAGGTCGTGTTGTACTAGTTGGCGCAAGTGGTACTATTGTTGACAGTGCAAGCCTACTATTTGATACAGGCACAGGCGCATTAACTGTTAACGGTAGTGTAGCAGTTGACAATATCACAATTAACGGTAACACTATTAGTTCTACTGATACTAATGGCAACATTACATTCTTACCAAATGGTACAGGTACTGTTGATGTTTCAAGTGTTAAGATTACTAACCTAGCTACTCCAACATCAGACTATGATGCTTCAACTAAGAAATATGTTGATGATACATTTGGCCTAGGTGTAAGTTTAATCAGCCAGAACAACACAAGTGTTGAAGTAGTTGACAACAACTTATCTGCTGGCCACGTTGATGTAACAATCGATGCTACCTTAACAGCTAAGTTTACAGACGCTGCCTTAGAAGTTTACAACTCATTAGAAGTTGATAACATTACAATCGACGGTAACGAAATTTCTACAACTGACCTAAACGGTGACTTAACACTAAGTCCAAATGGTAGCGGTAGTGTAGTTGTTGACGCAGGTAAGAACTTCAAAATTAGTGACTTATCAACAGCAGGTCAAGTATTATACACTGGCGCAGACGGCCTGGTAACAGCAGAAGCTGGCTTTGAATATAATGCGTCTACAGACACATTATCAGTAGCAAACAATACTATTGCATCAACACTAACACTAAGCGACTTTACAACAAACAGTGTATTGTTCGTTGGTGCAAGTGGCGTAGTAAGCGAAGATTCAGACCTAACTTGGGATAGCAGTGATTTTGCAATCACTGGTGGTTTAGTTGTTACTGGTACAGCAGATGTTGACAATGTTAATATCGACGGCAATACAATCAGCACAACTGACACAAACGGTAACTTAGTACTACAGCCAAATGGCACAGGTTCTACAGTAGTTAACGATGCAGGCAATAGCAGTGATTTTGTTGTTAAGTCAGTTAACCAAGCTGGTATGTTCTTCGTAGACGCTAGTGCAGACGTAATTGGTATTAAGACAATTACACCAAATGCAGAAGCCGCACTACACATTGAGTCAACTGATTCAATCATCCTTCCAGTTGGTGCTCAAGGCGATCGCCCAGGTACTCCTGTAACAGGTATGTTCCGTTTCAACACTACTTCTAGCAAGCTAGAAGTATATGACAGCACTGCATGGGTATCAATTGGTGAAAACCAAACTACCACAGTTGTTAGTGAAACATTCAGCGGTGACGGTACTGAAGTTAACTTCACGCTAAGTCAGACACTAACAACAGCGGCAGCGATTGTTAGCATCAACGGTGTTGTACAGATTCCAGGTACAGCATACAGTATCAGTGGTTCAACACTAACATTTACTGAAGCACCTGAACTAGGTGACACAGTTGAAGTTCGTCAGGTTGTTACAACAACACAGAACCAAACAGTTATTGGTAGTGATGATGGTGCTTCACTATTCACATACGACCAAGCAGGTGACCAATTCCCTCTAACAGTTGCTAACAACACTGTTGTTATGTTTACTGACAAGGGATTAGACTTACGTTCAGGTTCTGCAATTATTTGCGGTGACGCAAATACATCAGTTGGTACAACAGCAACAGTAGTAGATACATTTGCTAAAGCAACTTATCGTGTAGCCAAGTATGTTTGCCAAGTTGCAAACAGCGGCTTAGGTGAGTTCCAAGCATGTGAACTACTAGTTGTACATGACGGCACAACAGCTAAGGTAACAGAGTTTGCTGAAGTTTACACAGGTTCCGCAAGCCTAGGTAGCTTCTCAGCAGTAGTAAACGGTAGCAACATTGAAGTTAAATTCACTGGCGCTAACGCAGGTAATGCAGTTAAGGTAATGCCAACATACATTAAGGCTTAATTTAACTTTGGGAAGGGTGTAAAAACCCTTCCCGTTTAATCGACATAGTGGAGAATGAAACATGTCAAGTTCGAATTTCGTAGTAAAACATGGCCTAACAGTTGGCCCAATGACCGTAACTGCTAGCAGTGGTGATATCTATACCACTGGTACTATCACAGCCTCTAACATTGCAACAGCGGCTGGTACAGAAACATTTACAAACAAGACACTTAGCTTAGCCGACAATACCATCACTGGTACAGTTGCTGAGTTTAATGCCGCACTTAGCGGCGATAATTTTACAACTATTAATGGTAGTGAAACACTAAGCAACAAAACTTTTGTTGCTCCAGCATTAGGTACTCCTGCAAGTGCTACACTAACTAACGCAACTGGTCTTCCAATCAGCACTGGCGTTAGTGGATTAGGTACCGGTGTTGCCACTGCACTAGCAGCCAATACTGGTTCATCTGGCGCACTAGTAGTTAATGGTGGCGCATTAGGCACACCATCAAGCGGCACATTAACCAATGCAACTGGTCTTCCAGTAAGCACGGGTATTAGTGGCTTAGGTACTGGTGTTGGTACAGCACTAGGCGGCAACGTTGGTTCAGCAGGCGCCGTAGTAGTTAACGGTGGAGCATTAGGTACACCTAGCTCAGGTACACTAACTAACGCAACTGGCTTACCAGTAAGCACAGGTATTAGCGGTTTAGGTACTGGTGTTGCTACATTCTTAGCTTCTCCTACAAGTGCTCATTTAGCAACCATGCTAACAGATGAAGCTGGTTCAGGTAAAGTATTATTTGATACAGATCCAGTTGTAACTGGTTTGTCACTAGGTGACTCAAGCATTGTATTCGAAGGCAGCACTGGTAACTCATATGAAACAACATTAACAGTTGTAGATCCAACAGCAGACCAAACAGTTACAATTCCTGATGCAACTGGTACTATTGTTTTAGATACTCTAGCACAGACATTAACAAACAAGACTCTAACAAGTCCTACACTAACAACTCCAGTATTAGGTACACCTAGTTCTGGTACATTAACAAACTGTACTGGTCTACCAATCAGTACTGGCGTTAGTGGTTTAGGTACTGGTGTTGCTACATTCTTGGCTACTCCTACAAGTGCTAACTTAGCCAGCGCATTAACTAACGAAACAGGTACTGGTACATTAGTATTCAGTGCAGACCCAACATTTACTGGTACAGTAACTGCCGCTAACATTAGTATTACAGGTAACTTAACAGTTAGCGGTACAACTACAACAGTTAACTCTACTAACGTAAGCTATACTGATAACATTATCAACTTGCATAATACATCAGACAGTAGCCCATTAAGTTCAGACGATGGTAAAGATGTCGGCCTACGTTTCCACTACTACAAAACTTCTGACAAGCATGCGTTCGCTGGTTGGGCAAATGACAGTCAAGCATTTGAATACATTGTAGACGGTACAGAAACAGGCGGTGTTTTCACTGGTACATTTGGTGATTTTAAAGGTGCAGGCTTCATTGCTACTGGTTCTACCAGCGGCACAACTTTACTAAAAGCCAGTGCGGCTGCTTCTGGTACATTAACATTACCTGCGGCAACTGACACACTAGTTGGTCGTAACACAACTGACACATTAACAAACAAGACTCTAACAAGTCCCACAATGACAACCCCAACACTAGGCGTAGCAAGTGCTACATCTATTAACAAGGTTGCTATTACTACTCCTGCAACTGGTTCTACATTAACTATTGTAGACGGCAAAACACTAACTGTAAGCAACACACTAACATTCACAGGCACTGATAGCTCAAGCGTAGCGTTTGGTGCAGGCGGTACAGTATTGTATTCAGGTGGCGCACTAGGTACACCGAGTTCCGGCACATTAACTAATGCAACTGGTCTTCCAGTAAGCACTGGCGTTAGTGGATTAGGTACCGGTGTTGCCACTGCACTAGCAGTTAACACTGGCAGTTCAGGTGCTTTCGTAGTCCACGGTGGCGCATTAGGTACACCTTCAGGTGGTACACTAACCAACGCAACTGGCTTACCAGTTAGTAGCGGTATTAGTGGCCTAGGTACTGGTGTTGCCACTGCACTAGCAGTTAACACTGGTTCAGCCGGCGCAGTTGTACTATTCAATGGCGCATTAGGTACACCAAGTTCTGGTACACTAACCAACGCAACTGGTTTACCAGTTAGTAGCGGTATTAGTGGTCTAGGCACAGGCGTTGCTACTTGGTTAGCTACACCAAGCAGTGCTAACTTAGCTGCCGCAGTAACAGACGAAACTGGTTCAGGTGCATTAGTATTTGGTACAAGCCCAACATTCACTACACAAATCACAACTCCTGTGATTGTTAAGAGCGGTTCAGATGGCTCAGGTGACATCGGACAAAGTGGTAACAAATTTGCTACAATTTACGCTACAACATTCAGTGGTGTATCAACAACTGCAAGATACGCTGACTTGGCAGAAAAGTATTCCGCAGACGCAGACTACGAGCCAGGTACAGTTCTACACTTTGGTGGCGAAGCAGAAGTTACAATTTGCGACACAGATATGTGCCGTAAGGTAGCTGGCGTTGTTACAACAGCACCTGCTCACTTAATGAATGCAGAACTAGAAGGCACAGCGGCAGCGATTGCGCTACAAGGTCGTGTACCATGTAAAGTAATTGGTCCAGTTGCCAAGGGTGACATGATGGTATCCGCAGGTAACGGTTGTGCTCGTGCAGAAGCTAACCCAGTAATGGGTTCTGTAATTGGCAAGTCACTAGAAAACTTTGATGGCGCAGAAGGCGTTATTGAAGTAGCAGTTGGCAGACTATAAGCCTAACTAAATTAGAAAGGTCTTCTAGAAATGGAAGGCCTTTCTTTTTGACTTAAATTTCGTTAAATACACGATAACGGATTTCTAGATATGGCTCTTACAAAACCACGTGCCCACCAGCTCGCTGATTTAACTATTAAAACAGCTTGTAGAGCTGTGGCCATTAATAATATTAATTTAACTTCTGCCCCGAGTACATTGGACGGGGTATCTTTAGCCACTGGGAATCGCATCTTAGTCACAGGGCAGAATACTAGCAGTGATAACGGTGTTTATAAAATCACCACATTAGGTACAGGATCAAACGGTGTTTGGGCTCGTGCCATTGATGCAGACGAAACATCGGAAATCAAAACCGGCTTAATCATATATGTTAGTGAAGGTACAGCATATAAAGATACTCAATGGAAGCTAATCACTAACGATCCTATTACACTTGGTACAACTAGCTTAACTTTCGAACGAGTTACTACTGGTACAATTACCAGTGTATCAGCAGGCGGCGGAATCACTGTTACAGGCACAGGTGATGTTACTGTGGCAATTAACTCTAACGTAGTGACATTGGCTGGTAATCAAACTTTAACAAACAAAACTCTTACCAACCCTACTATTACAGGCGCAGACTTAGGCGCAGTTAATGGCACGTTCAGCGGAGATGTTACTATTACCGGAGACTTAACTGTTAACGGGGCCACAACAACAATTAACACTACATCCTACGTACTTAGAGACCCTATTATGACTATGGGGTATCCGTCAACAACTGACGATAACAAAGACAGGGGTGTAGAGTTTAAATGGCATAACGGTTCTACTACTAAAACCGGCTTCTTTGGATTTGATGACAGCACAGGTCACTTTACTTTTATTCCCGATGCAACCAATACTAGCGAAGTCTTTAGTGGTACCACTGGCACTATAGCAGTTAACAGCGTATTAGCCAATGGAATCGTTGATATTGGCGCAGGCAGTGCAACAGGTAGTTCTTCTATTACAGTTGATGCCTGGGACAAAACAGCCTATCGTTCAGCCAAGTATGAATATCAGATTACACAAGGTACTAGCTACCAAGTAGGTGAAATTAGAGTATTCCACGATGGTACTACGGCAACATTAAATGAATACGGAAGTATGGGAAGTAGTTTAGGAACATTTACAGTATCGATTATTAGTGGCATTGTAACACTAGTTTGTGCAGTAGCCTCTAGTTCGACTATTAAATACACTAGAAAACTAATTGTGATATAATGCTAGGTAAAACTTATCATACGTATAATGGTGAATCCATTACAACTAAGACGTTCATTAAGAACGGCAAGAAAGAGTATGAGCAAATTGAATACCAATTACCTTATAAGCCTACAAATATTCCAAGTGCTATAGTTTGCGGTAACGGACTAACTAGACGTAAATTCTTTAAGATGATTCAACTTGTAGAGGCCGGTGGCGGCTTGCTACGTGAACATAAACCTGAAGTATATGCATGTAATGCCGCATATACAGAGCGAGCTAAACCGCACAACTTAGTTTTAGCAAGCCCTGAGATTATAGATCTATTCTATCAAACAGTACCAGACTACTCAGAGCCATTTTACTTGCCTTGGAGTGAATGGGCTAAACGTAAAGATCAAGAACCACATGCTCGATTGATGCCAGGCAAGTTTACCAGCAGTGCTGGTGCAATGGCATTATACTTGGCCGCATGGCACGGCCATACTACAGTTTATATGGTTGGGTTTGACTTACAACCAGAAGAAGGCCGCAATAATAATATCTATGCGGGACATCACCCGCTATATAAAGACGTAGATGAGTATGTTAGTGACACTGGTTGGATTAGAGATTGTCTACAAGTGTTTAAGGCATACCCTGATGTAACATTTGTACGTATTGTACCCACAGGGTATGATACAGAAGTAAAAAAAATTACGATACCTAATTTTAACTGCCCCGATGAATGGGCAGATTGCGATAATTTTAAACAATTAGACGTAGATACATTTAAACTGGAGATAGATTTTGGACCCATCAAAGATCATACGAGGGGACAGCTACAGTACCAATCAACAGGCCCAAGAGTTTCTTAATTTATTTGACGACTCGATGTTTGATCAAAGCCTTAACGTCTTAGACGTAGGCTGTGGATTAGGAATGCAAGCTGAATGGTGGGCAACAAGACGCCCTAAGCTAGATGGTGATAAGTTTGGATTAAAAGCTTCAACGGAATGTCATGGGGTTGATTTGTACCCTGCTGACGGCGGGCTGGTAGATAAGTTCTTTTTTAAGCAAGAAGATTATCATAATATGAGTTATGGTGATGCTCAATTTGATATTGTATGGAGCCATTTCAGTCTAGAGTATAGTGCTACTCCTATGAAAGCCCTTGCAGAATGGCGCAGGGTCTGCAAACCCGATGGCCATTTGTATATTACCATTCCGAACAGCTTCAAAAAGAAGTTTGGTAGAATCCACACTGATACAAAACCAGGACAACAAAGCTGGTATACCATGCCTATATTAATCAACATGCTAGCTTATACCGGTTGGTTACCCAAGGACAGTTATTTTCAAGTTGACTTTAAAAAAGGTGTTATACGAGGAATAATTGCGGCTAATCCTGATCAAAGCACTGCTTTAGACCCCCTTACTACAAATATATACGAATTAGATGAGCGTGGATTGTTTGATAGGTGGTGTTCTGCTATGATTCATGACCGTGGAATGATAGACGAAAGCAATTTAGTTATTACATGGGTAACAGGTACTACCTTGGATTTCCGCTCATTATAATAAGGCGTTTCCAAATAAATATTGTTTGGAGCTGAAAAAACTATGAGTACACCCTACACACTAAACAAAACCGATGGCACAGTCCTGTTAACTGTAGCCTCTGGCGCATCTAATTCGACTTACGGGGTGTCATTTTTTGGCGCCAATTACAGCGGTTGGGGCGAATCATTAAACGAAAATACAATTAAGTTGTTGGAAAACTTTGCCAACAATACAGCCCCGGCATCTTCAGTCGAAGGCCAACTATGGTACGACACAGGCACTAGTAACCTAAAAGTTTACAACGGTACTAGCTACATTCAGCTACCCAGTTTTGTTTCAGCATCTTCCAGCCCTGCGGGTACGTTAGGTCGTCTATGGTTAGACAGCGATGACAGCAGGCTGTATATTCATAACGGTACAGCCTTTAAAGCAGTAACACCAGGTACAATTGAACTAACAGGTGATGTAACTGGTAGCGGCACAATGGATCCTGTAACCGGCAACTATAGCATTGCAATGTCATCAGTTGCTGCCGCAACTAACAGTTTTACTAACATTGCAGTATCTAGCAATTCTACTATTGTTGCCGATAGCGGAACAGACACCTTAACGTTTGTTGCTGGCACTGGTGTGGTATTAACAACAGATGCTAGTACAGATTCTTTAACTATAGCAGTTGACACAGCATCAGTTGTAACAGGCTCAAACACATTAAACGTTGGCGGCATCAAAACATTCACTGGTGCGTTAAAAGCTACGGGCACCATTGAGCTAGGTGGATCGACTAAGGCAATCTATGCAGACCAGTCTATTGGTGCAGATCGTCCTTTTATTAAATGGAATTCAAGTAGTAACTATTGGGAATTATGCAACGACGGCACAACATCTGCTCAGATTGCCACAGGTGTGTCTGCTCCAAATACTGCTCAGTACCTAACACTTACCGCTGACAGTAATCTAACGCAAGAGCGAGTACTAACAGCTGGTACAGGTATTAGTTTTGCAGATGGCGGCGCAGGATCAACTTTAACAATTACAAACACAGGTGTTACTAGCTTCAATGGTTCCGGTGGCGCAATTACAAACTATGCCTTTGGTACTATTGCAGTATCCGGGCACAGCGATATCGTTGCAGACACAGGTAGCGATACATTAACCATTGTTGCAGGTACAGGTGTTACATTAAGCACTAATGCAACCACAGACACAATTACTATTTCTAGCTCAGTTACTGATACAAATACAACTTATGGTATTAGTTCTGAAACAAACGCCAGCGGTGCAGCCTTAAGATTAACAGGCAACGATAGTAGTACGGACGAAGTTGTATTTGTATCTGGTTCTGGTATTACTGTTACTCGCACAGATGCCAGCACAATTACCATTGCTACTTCTGGTAGTAGTGGTATTACCAGTGCTTACACATCTATTGCAGACGGTGCAAACACGGCAACCGCTACAGGTACTGACACAATTAAATTCCGTGGGGACACTGGAGTAACAACTACAGTAACTAGCAACGATCCAACTCACGGTGACAACGTATTAATTGCAGTACAAGACGGTACAACAAGTCAAAAAGGTATTGTTCAACTATCAGACAGTTCAGCCAGTACTAGTACAACACTAGCGGCCACAGCAAACTTAGCCAACACAAAGCTAGCAAAGACCGGCGGCACATTAAGTGGCGCATTAACAATTTCAGATAGCACAGCTAGCTCTAGTACAACCACTGGCGCACTAATTGTTACAGGCGGTACCGGTATTGGTGGTAATGCTTATGTTGGCGGTAACTTAGTCTTATCTGGTAACTTAACAGTTAACGGCACAACTACAACAGTTAATTCTACAACTACAACAGTTGACGATCCTGTGTTTACACTAGGTGGCGACACTGCTCCTAGTAGCGATGACAGCAAGGACCGTGGTATTGAATTTAGATACCACAACGGCACAGCCGCAAAGACAGGTTTCTTTGGCTACGATGACAGTACAGGTAGATTTACGTTTATTCCTGACGCTACTAACTCAACTGAAGTATTCAGTGGGTCAGTAGGTGATGCAGACTTTAACGTAGTTTACGCTACAGCTAACCAAGCACGATACGCTGACTTGGCAGAACGTTATGAGGCTGATGCATTCTATGAGCCAGGTACTGTGTTAGTGGTTGGCGGTGAAAAAGAAGTAACAGCTTGTAATGTTTACGGTGATGTTAAACTAGCTGGTGTTGTTTCTACAGACCCAGCGTATCTAATGAACAGCAATGCAGGTAGCGATATTACACACCCAGCCATTGCACTCAAAGGTCGTGTACCTATTAAAGTCTATGGTACTGTTAAGAAAGGTGACTTGCTAACAACATCGCCATATGCTGGACATGCTGAAGTGGCGGGCGATAATGTACGTGATAGTGCAATTATTGGTATTGCGTTGAGCAATAACGAAACAGGTCCAGCAGTTATTGAAGTGATGATCAAGTAATATTATTGATTATTTCTTGCAGTCTGTTAATTGTATCTTCTTCTTTAATACTTGAAAATACACCAGGGTGCATAGGCCTTGGAAACTTTTCTAACGGGACCCAACAATAACCACAGTGTTCTTCGTTGAGCATGGGTACAAACTCTTTGTCTATAATGTACAAATACGTATGGTAGGAAAAGTTTCCATCATCGCTAGTATAATGATCGATAGGTGTTGGTACACAATTGAAGAAATAATCTACTTCTTCCTGTGCTTCTCGTTTAAGTGTTTTTAGAGGACTCTCATTGGGCTCTTGCTTGCCACCGACAATCCCCCAATGATATACCCAACGTTGTCTACCCTGTCTAAGCAGGAATAAGAACCGGTTTGTGTTCTTGGCATATACAAATGCGCCGTGGCTAATTATGACACCATTCTCCATGTACCGTCTCTATAAAATCCTTCCCAGCTACGAATCCAATCTACTCCAGTCCACTTGAACTGAATGCCTGTGCTGGCGTTTGTTACATAGTTAAGCTCAGTAGTACCGGCCGCTCTAAAACTTACCGTCCAACGATTGTTTACATATTCAATGATATCATACTTGTAAGCAACCAAATCTTGTCCTGTTGTGCCTTTCCATGCGTTAGCACCGCTAGTGTTAATCAAGTTACCAACATCTTCTAATAGTAGATAACGTTGACCGGCCGCTGCCGCTGGAAGTCCGTGTCCCGGGCCTTTTACTAAAGGATTAATCGCATTGTTTACTGCGGATAGTGTGTTACTGGGAATAGTATCAGTGTCTACCATAAAAGAAAGTATAGTAGGATCGCTCATATCACGTGCTACTGTACAAACAACTTCGTTGTCTGTTAAGTCTTGACGCAGGAATACCTTAGTCAATCCATCTCTAATCTCACCAAATGCAAACTGTACTTGTTCCCAAGGTGTAGGATCACCGTCTCTGGCTGTAACTGTGCCTTCTAATCCTTCGTCGATTGCACCTAATGCACTACTGATTAGTTGCATATTGCCATTGATTACAACAATATCGTACGATGCCGAAATCCCGTCATGTCGTTGTGGGTAAACCTCTTTAAAAACAACTTCACGTTGATCAGGCGAATTTTCAGTACGTTCAGGCACTTGCTGTACTACCGAAGTCTGCGGAATAGAAGCACCAAACGAATCTAAGGATTGGCCGTTATCGCCCATTAGATTAAAGTCACTATCAGTGAATCCGGCCTCGATTAAATCTGTACGTAAGCTACCGCTAGCATCGTACAATTCTGTAATGACATTGGTAATAACACCAAGCTTCTTGACTTTAGCAGGTGTACTTAACCAAATTGGCATCTCAAATGTGAGAGTGGCAACATCTATACTATCGTCTGTACCAACAGGGACACTTCTGCTACTCCAATTAACATCTTGTAAATCAATATAACTTAGTGAGCCCCAATCTAAGTAATTGTCTGTACTTTGAATTTCAAAACTAGGGTTAAACAATACTAGCATCTGTTCTAGTAATTCCATCTTTTGATTAGTATTACTACAGTAGATATCTACCTTAACAGTTAAATCATACGGAACAGGCATTAGTCTTTCAACAGTAAAGCGGTCTCCAGGTTGATTAGTATAGTTGCCTTCGTCGTCCTTCTTACGCATCTGAACACTGACCTTCTTTACAAAGTTAGGTTCCTGCATACGTTCACGACTGTACTTTAATCCTGTAATGTAACAAGCAATTTGCGGAACTGTGACTAAAGTGTTAGCACTGTTGTTACGAAGAATAGCTGCCGCTTGACGACTTGGGTCTCCATAAGTTGCAGGCACTACTCTAAACACTTCATTGCCATTATCGTCACGACCAAACTTCACAGGGAAGCCACTCATAATACGAATAAACTGTGCTAGGAATCTACGGATCTGACCGCTGTAAAAATATTGACTCATGTTAATCTGCCTGCGGTTTCAATAGGTCATTTAAGTTTTGTCGTTGCTCAACTACATCACCGCTTTCTGCGGTATGTGAAGCAGTGTTGTTAATAAACGTACCTTTAAGTGTTTTTCTATCTGCGTTATTAGTTAATGTAACACGTTGTTCATTTTCAAATGCAACCCATTTGGCACCATCCCACTTAAACAAGCGAGCCGGTAAAAAGTCTGTGCGTTTGAAGAAATCACCTTTACTAGGATTCATAGGAAAGCTCGTTCCAAAACTCATTGGTGCACCATTTGGTGCAATAGCGTCACCTGTTAGATAACCTTTGGTATATCCGTTGGACCTAGGCGTGCCATAGGTTACTGTACCGTCACCGTTGTCAACTGCATCAACAGCGCCTTCGGGTGTGGTAGGATTGATCCAGAACATGCTGGTATCGTAACCACTCTTAGGTACGTCTGCTTCTGCTTGTGCAATAACTGCATCGTTGACATCAATGAGCTTGTTATAATTGCTCAAGTGATTCAATAGGTCTTCTGCATTAGCACCTGTACCTAAAATGTCTTTGTATTCTTGACTGTCGATTAGCGGACCGACTTTGGCTCTCCAAACATGCGGGAACCATGTGGGACTAAAACCTTCACTGGCTCTTGTTGCATCTTGCACAACATAAAAACGTTTTAATGCTTTAGCAACATCGTGCAAAGCAAACGGATCCTTTAAGTTAGGGAATTCTAGCACATCACCGTTCATTAACGGGCGTCCCATGCGCTCAACCATGTCATTAATATGAAAGTTAACAAAAATGGTATCATTGCTCAAAAACAGTCCAAACTGGCTCAAGTCAAAGTCTACGTCATTTTGGTTGTAAATACCCCTGATCTCATAAAGGTCTTTGCTGTACTTTCTGTCACGATTCTCTAATAATAGTAAATCTTGGATAGCAGTAGGGCTAGCGGGACCAGTGGGTTGAGCAGGGCCTGTGCTGTCAGCTGGATCAGTTTCAGAACCCAAATATTTGTGGATAATAATCCCAATTCCGCCCACATAAAAGTACTCACGACATTGGCGGTCGTGCCAATAGTAATCTTTACTGTATTCTGGGCGCCAAAGGCTTAAACGTGGCATAAGGGATCTCCGATGTAGTATTTATTGGTTGACACGGTCGGCCAAAGAGTATATAATAAGCACATACAAACAAATTTGGAGGTTTTAATGGCACGAGCACAGACAGCCCAAAAACGCACTACTACAGCTATCAAACTGACACCTATTAAACTTTCGGCATTGGATTTGAAATATACCTCACTTGAGCCTACCTGGGCAGAGGATTTTGAATTTGAAGAGCCGGGACCTAAGTCCAAGAACACTTATGTAAGTGAAATGACACGTGGACTTAATTGGCTCAACTATGCTTGTTCCGGATCCGAGTTTCGTGGGTTCTTCGAGGACTACATTAAGATCAAGCGGCCCGACACTATCAAAGAAGACATGGCCTTGCTTAAGAAGGTACCTGACAAACACATTGTTGGTACAACGGCACGTATGGCTCGAATGGCTGTGCAAGGATTTAAATTTAACGAAGAGCATTCTGCTAAAATTTGGCAAGCTATAGTTGATGCATTTGAATCTAGCAAAGGTGAACATGCGGCCAATGAAGCCAAGGCAGCGGCCAAAGAAGCGGCTAAAGTTAATGCCGTGCCACAGCCTACTATCCAAGAGCGTATTTTGAATCAAGTACGTGACTATGTCGGTGAGTATGTTGACCCTGCCATTGATGAGATTGTGCTATCAGGTGAAACTAAGATCCGTGCCGGTCTGGCCGGACAGGGTTTTGGCGAGCCACACCTGAAGAAAATTATTGAACTTGTTACACCTGAATTCAATGAGTTCAAAGAAGCATTGCTAGTTAAACAAGATAAAACACTTAAAGATGATAACAGTGAGCAACTCAGGGAAGGCTACAGCAATCTCAGTATCAAAACACTAAAAGCACTAATTGCATATCTAGACGATATTTGCAGTACTGCACAACGTTTGATGGCTGAGAAAAAAGCCGGACGAGTTCGTAAGAAGAAACCAGTTGACAAGCACAAGGCTGTTGCTAAGTTCAAGCATCTTATGGAATTCCCAGAGCTTAAACTTAAAGGCATGAATCCAGTTGATTGTCTAACTGTAACTGATGTTTGGGTATACAATACCAAGACTAAGAAACTAGGGGTGTATCGTGGACAGTACACTGGCTGTTTGGGCATTAAAGGCAATAGCTGGGTAGGCTTTGGTGAAACCAGTAGCGTACAAAAGACACTACGTAAGCCAGCCACTCAATTGGCAGAGTTTCAAACACTGGGCAAGAACCAGCTAAAGAAATGGTTTGAAGGCATTAAGAGCGTGGAGCATCGTCTAAACGGACGTGGTAACGAATTCACTGTTATCATGCGAAGTGTCTAAATCAGGTAAATACCGTAGTTAGGAACAGCTATGGCAGACCCAAGACAAGAAGTATACGATTATATCCGCCTGCGCCTCGGCGATGGAATGGTAGATGTTGAACTAGATCCGGAGCACTATAAAAGTGCTTTGGATACAGCCATCGACGTCTATCGTCAACGTGGGGCAAACAGCACTGAAGAAAGTTATGCGTTTTTACAGATGATTCCGGAAACTATGGAGTACGAGTTACCTGAAGAAATCGTCACTGTTAAAAATATCTATAGACGTGGTGTGGGTACACAGACTGCTGGCAGTACATACTTTGATCCATTCGCCGCCGCCTACGTTAACACATACCTAGTTAATTCAGGTCGCTTAGGTGGCTTGTTAACTTATGAATTGTTTGCACAATACCAAGAACTAAGCATGAAGATGTTCGGCGGCTACATTGTGTACCACTTTGATAGTAGTACACGTATCCTACGTATTCCTAGAAAATTCCAATCCAACGAAATTGTGGCACTTCATGTTCATAACTACAAACCTGATATTACATTGTTAGGCGACATTTATATCAAGCCTTGGTTAAAAGGTTATGCACTAGCTGAAGCTAAGATGATGCTAGGACAAGCCCGTGAAAAGTTTGGCAACATTGCAGGACCGCAAGGCGGCACAAGTTTAAATGGTGCTAGCTTAAAGAGTGAAGCACAGGCTGAAAAAGAATCATTGCTCGATGACTTGAAGAACTTCCAAGACAATAGTATGCCGATGTCTTGGGTAATCGGTTAAGCAAAAATAAAACTTGACACACGCCTAACTTTCTACTAAAATACTAGTATGAAAAAGATTATCGGCCTGTGTGGTTTCATCGGCAGCGGCAAAGGCACCGTTGCTAATATCCTAGTTGACGAATATAACTTTGTCGAAGATAGCTTTGCCGCTACACTTAAAGATGCAGTAGCCGCAGTGTTCGGTTGGCCAAGAGCAATGCTTGAAGGTAACACTGACGAAAGCAGAGCATGGCGTGAACAGCTCGATCCGTGGTGGACAGAACGACTAGGTAAACCCATTACGCCTCGATGGGTACTTCAGCAATGGGGTACAGAAGTATGTCGTAGAAGTTTTCATGACGATATTTGGATTCTTAGCTTAGAGCGTAAACTTGCCACTAGTGACAATAATGTTGTAATTGCCGATTGTAGATTTCCCAACGAAGTAGCAATGATTAAACGACTCGGTGGCGAAGTATGGCGTGTCAAACGTGGTCCGGAACCAGGCTGGTATGAACATGCAATTACCTATAACAAAGGCGAAACTAATATAGGTTGGGCAATGGCCAAGCACCACTTGTCGACAGAAAATGTACATGCTAGTGAATACAGTTGGGTAGGCACAGACTTTGATCGTATCATTACTAACGAATCCACTATCGAAGACCTGCGTAGTGCAATCAGTGTTCGCTAAAAAACCCTAAAAAACCCTATTTCGCTAAATATTCAAGAGCAGAGCACTTTGCTCTAGAATATTAACCTAAAGGACATAGCGAAATGGCACTAACATCGCCCGGCGTACAAATCAATGTTATTGACGAAAGTCAATATCTACCAGCAGCCGCAGGCCCTCGCCCACTTATCATTGTTGCATCAGCACAAGATAAAGTTGACGGAGCAGGCACCGGCACAGCATCTGGCACACTAAAAGCCAATGCAGAGAAAGTTCAGCTAGTAACTAGCCAGCGTGAACTTGTAAACTTATTTGGCGTACCAAAGTTCTACACAGACAACAGTGGTACAGCATTACAGGGTTACGAACTAAACGAATACGGTCTATTGGCAGCTTATAGCTTCCTAGGCGTAGCAAGTTCAGCATACGTTATCCGTGCAGACTTAGACCTAAATGAATTAACAGGCAGCGGCACAGCCCCAACTGGCGCCTTAGCTACTGGTTCTTATTGGTTAGACACAGCTTCAACAAGCTGGGGTATCTTAGAGTGGAACGAAGCTAATCAGGCCTTCCGTTCAATTGCTCCTAAGATTATCGACGATGAAAACAACATCGATGCAGGCGCACCAAAGAGCAGTTTCGGTATCATCGGTAACTATGCAATCACAGCAACTACAACAACATTGAAGTGCTGGTACAAAAATGCAGACAACGCATGGGTACAACTAGGTTCCAACGATTGGAAGCAAAGCTGGGCAACAGTAACTACATCAGCAGTTAGTGGTACACTAACAACTGGTAGCTTTATTATCAATGGCCAGACAATTACAGTTGGCGCTGGTGCAACAATCAGCACACTAGCTTCAAGCATTAATGCTAACGTTACACTATCTGCTAACATGACAGCCAGTGTTACAAACAATGCATTAAGCCTAGTCAGCACAGTTGACGTAGCAATCGGTTCTGGTTCGACAGACGGTCTAGTTGCACAACTAGGCTTAACAGAAAAAACTTACTATGCACCTAAGCTACACCAAGCCAAGCACACAGTAAGCCCAGGCTTTAAGACAGGTAGCGACGAGCCTCGTCCTACAGGTTCTGTATGGTTCAAGACATCTACTCCGAACAGCGGCTTCAACTTAAAAGTTAAGAAGATCAACAGTGCTGAAGAATGGAAAGAAATTGCTTGTGCAGCCTATGACGACAACGCATCAGCAGTTGCCGCACTAGCCAGCGATGGTGAAGACCCAAGTACTATTGCTATTGGCACACTATTCTTCCAATACAATGCGGCTGGTGACAACACATGGCAAGCTACAGTTTATGAATTCATGGGCGATGTTCCACTACAACTAGATGGTACAGTTTCTAACCCAACGTTCACAAACGGTGAACAGTTTGACATTTACCTACCACAAACAAACACAACTTACACAGCTACACTAGGTGGTACAAATGCTGATGCATTCATGGCAGCTTTCAGTGCCGCAGGTGTTCCAAACATGGAAGCAGGCGAAAACACAGATGGTACAATTTTTGTACGTCACTTACTAGGTGGCGACTTTGAACTATCTGACAGCGAATACGAAAGTACTGTACTAAACGATGCAGGTTTAGCTACTTCATTAATCACTAACTGGTCAGAACTAGCTTACACACCATCAGCTAGCGAGCCACGTGCTAACCCAGCAGACGGCCGCTTATGGTATAACACTATTGTTGACGAAGTTGACATCATGGTACATGATGGTGAAGCTTGGACAGGTTATCGTAACTACTACCCAAACACCGACCCAGCAGGTCCGATTGTTGGTGCTAGCGAGCCAGAAACACAAAGCGATGGAACAGCACTAGTAGCTAACGACCTATGGTTAGACACAAGCGACATCGAAAACTATCCTTTAATCAAGCGTTATACAGCTAATGGTTCTTGGGTAACTGTTGATAACACAGACCAAACATCTGAAGATGGTATCTTATTTGCAGATGCACGTGATGCAGACGTAAACGGTTCCGGCGAAGAAGTTAGCAACGCTATTGTTGACATGTTAAACAGCGATTATGTTGATCCAGATGCTCCAGATCCAGCACTATATCCTAAGGAAATTTTGCTATTCAATCTACGTCGCAGTGGATACAACGTTAAAGAATACAAGGTAAACCACCTATCAGCGGCTAGCTATCCACAGGGCAACCCATGGACAGACGGCGACTTACCAGTTAGCCCAAATCGTTGGGTTAGCAAAGTTGGCGTAGATACAACTGGTGCTCCTTATATGGGTCGCAAGTCAGTACGTCGTACTATTGTTGTTGCAATGCAAGGCATGGTTAATAGCAGTGACTTACTACGTCAAGAGCAAAACGATTTCGATATCGTTGCTTGCCCAAGCTACATTGAACTATTAGACGAAATGGTTGTTCTAAACACAGATCGTAAGAATACAGCGTTTATTCTTGTTGATCCTCCATTCCGTTTAGCACCAAGTGCAAGTTCATTAAAAGCATGGATGACAAACAGCAACCTAGCACCTACAAATAGTGAGCAAGGTCTAGCAACTCTAAATGAGTATGCCGCAGTTTACTATCCAAATGCTTTTGCTAGCGAACTAACAGGCCTAGATGTGGCAGTTCCTGCAAGTCACGTAATGCTACGTACTATTGCATTGAACGACCAGGTTGCTTATCCTTGGTTTGCTCCAGCTGGCTTACGTCGTGGTGTTGTTAACAACGCTACTAGCGTAGGTTACATCAAGGACGGCGAGTTTGTTCCTGTACCACTAGGCCAGGGCGTTCGTGACATTATGTACGAAAACCGCTTAAACCCAATCGTTATCCAGCCAACAGGCGGTGTTGTAGTATTCGGTCAGAAGACATTGAACATTACATCCAGCGCAATGGATCGTGTAAACGTTGCTCGACTAGTTGTTTATATTCGTCGTCAACTAGATCGTTTAGTCAAGCCATACTTGTTTGAACCTAACGATCAACAAACACGTAACGAAGTTAAGAAGCAGGTAGAAAGCTTCTTTAGCGAGTTAGTTAGCTTACGAGGCTTATACGACTTCTTAGTTGTTTGCGATGACAGCAACAACACACCAGAGCGTATCGATCGTAATGAATTGTATGTAGATATTGCAATCAAGCCAGTCAAGGCAATTGAATTCATCTATATCCCAATTCGTATTAAGAACACAGGCGAATCACTAGCTTAAATTAATTGGGGGGTCTAAACCACCCCCCAGTTAATAATTAAGACTGATACTAAATATGAATGTAATAACCCAAATGGGGAGAGATAGATGAGTATTACAACTTTAACAAAATTTACAGTACCTATTGCTAGCGATTCAAGCGCAAGCGCACAAGGTATGCTGATGCCAAAACTAAAGTACCGCTTCCGTGTTACTTTAGACGGTTTTGGTATTAAAACAGCGAGCACAGAACTAACAAAACAAGTTGTTAGCGTAACAAGACCTAACCTAACCTGGGAAAACATCCAACTAGATGTTTACAACAGCAAGGTTAACTTGGCAGGCCGCCACACATGGGCTGACGTCTCACTAGTAGTACGTGACGAAAACACAGGTGGTGTATCCAAGGTTATCGGTGAACAGATTCAGAAGCAGTTGGACTTCTTTGAGCAAGCAAGTGCTTCAACTGGTGCAAACTACAAGTTCATTACTCGTATTGAAATGCTAGACGGCGGTAACGGCACATACGCCCCAACAACATTAGAAACTTGGGAAATGTATGGTTGCTACCTAGCTGGTGCAGATTACGGTAACATGGCTTACGGTGAAAACGCTGCCGCAGAAATTACACTAACTATCAAGTACGACAATGCTCTACAGCTTGCTGGTCCTGGTGGTAGTGCTGCCGCAAGTGGTGTAGGCACAACAAGCGATCAGGCACGTGGTCCTGGTTCAGCTACAGGCTAATCTTTAAAACTCTCCGCAACTATAAAAGGCGACTACATTCATTTGTAGTCGCTTTTTTTATGGCTATAAATACTGTATAGGAGATACCATGGGTATTAGTAGTTTTGTAAAAGATATTGCCAAAGGCACTGTTAACAATTTGTTAGGCGGTGGACCCAATGGTGCAGGTGATTCAAACCCTAAAGGATTGAAGTCAGGCATTGTACAAGATTGGACCCATGCTACTAAGGTGTTTGTCGGCGGGGACATGATTCGTGCCCCTAAGTACAAAGGTTTATTTCATGTTAATTTTATTATCAATGAAGACGCATTCAAAGCAGGCTTAGATCCACTTAAAGGTCAGGTTAGAGATACACTAAGTGTACTAACTAAAAGTATTGAACTACCTAAGTTCAATATGGAATATAGTTCGCTTAATCAATACAATCACGCTAGCTACAACTATAAGAAAATTAAGTACGACCCGGTAACAGTAACATTCCATGATGACATGTCTGACATTGTTACTACATTCTGGTACTTCTACTATGCTTATTATTTTGCAGATGGTAGCAAAACATATGATGCTAGAGCAGCCGGGGATAATGGCAAGGGCGGGGGACTATTTGCAGGATTAGTAAACAAAGCTACAAAAGCAATATCAAGTGCAATTACCGGCGGCCTTAAAAAATTACTTGGTAAAAAAGACTCCAATGGTAATAAGACAGAAGGTACACCTACGGCTGAAGAAGCCCCGGATGCTTATGAAGCATTTAGAAAATATGCTAATGGTATTGTATACGGTGATAAAGGCGAAAAGAAAATTGAAAAACTGCATTATAGTTGGGGACTCAACGGCAGTGCTTACCATGTAAACGGTGGTAGAGAGAAAAACATTCCTTTCCTCAAGGCCATTGAAATCTATCCATTGGGTAATAAACAAGCAAGTATGATCGTATTACACAATCCGAAAATTGTTAGTTGGGCGGGTGATACATTTGACTACAGCGCACAGGGCACCGCAACTTGTACAGCTACTATTGTCTATGAAGGTGTTACATACAAAGACCAGATTGATGCTAAGACTATCTTAGATGATGTACAAATGTACGATAGACACGGAGCACCTGGTTCAGGTAAGACAGGCGGCCTCTTTAGTTTCATTGATAAGGTAGACGGCATTCTAGGCAAAGCGCAACGTGGCGAAGCTTTAACCGGTGGAGACATTATTACTGGCTTAGGTGCAGTTAAGAGTCTGTTTAAAAAGAAAGGTAGCGGAGGTTAATATGTCATTTACAATTCCTACTAGTGGTAAGACCACTAAACCTATTTCTACTACCAA